CCGACCTACCAGCCAAGTCAGATCAACGGTCTTGGTGCTTGGTACTACCACGCACGCCGTGGTACTACGTAGCCACCACGTAGTCCACGCAGGGCGCCTAGCGTAGTACGAAAGTTGAGGTCGAATAGCCGACCGACTTTCACCGGATGGCCTGGATGCCCATGAGACGCTGCCATTTGCCCAGAGGCGCATTCAATTCGACTCCGCGTGGTTGGCGACATGAAAAACAAACGTTCGTCCTAGAGCAAACCATCGATTCGCAGAAAGCGCCGGACTTCGCGGAACCACGCCGGCAGATGGTGAGTCAGCCTCACGGCCGTCCGCGGCCAGCGGGAATTCGCCGGCCTTGACCGTGGTCACCTGGCTGCCTCCAGCAGGGCAGGCTCGAGACTGCTTGCGGCGTCGTGAGCTTCCTCGCTCGAGGCGAAGATGCCGAGCGGGATATATCCAGGTGCATCGCCGCGCAGCGAAGTTTTCAGGTTCGTCGCGAGAACGCGACCGAGCTGGTCGATGTGGATGCACTTTTGCGTCGGAGACCACTCGAGAACCCATGCAGAGCCCATTATTAGGTCAAAATCGATCACGATCACTCCATTCTCGTCGTGGGGCCGAACCAGCTGGCGTAAATCACACCGGTTCTGCCGTTGCTGTTCTTGAGCACAAGCAGTTGCACCTGACGTTCAAATTCCTCGAGACTCGGCGGCGGGCTGTCTGGTGCGTAGTCGACCCCACTCTTGGGTTTGTCGTCGTAAAGCGCGCCTCGATACAAACCGACGACGCACTTGGCGCGTTCCTCGAGCGAGCCGCTCTCGCGTAGGTCTGAGAGTTGTGGACGCTTGTCGACGCGTTTCTCGAGCTCGCGGTTGAGCTGACTCAGGACCACGTAAGCTAGGTTGTCCTGCTTAGCAGCGTCGGCAAACGTCGTGACGATTTCGCTCAGCGCTTCATGCGCGGATGCTCGCGGCGGGCGCTTCACGAGTTGCACGTAGTCGACGATGACCACGCGCGTGCCGTTGGTCTTGCGATGGCGCCGAACCGAGCGAACTATTTCGTCGGCGGTAATGCCACTGCGCCCATCGAACAGCCAGCCTTGTCGACGGGTGAGTGCGTTGAGCGTTGAGTGCAGCTTGAGCATCTGCTCGCGATTGAGCTCGGCATTGCGAATGACTTCAGCTGGCACGCCGGAGTCGCGAGACATCGCGCGGTCGGCGTACGAGCTATCGGTGTCTTCGAGGGAAAACAGGTGAACACCAAACCCGGCCTTGCTGCATTCGTCGGCGGTGGCAAGCAGACAGGAACTCTTTCCGGTGCCTGGCCTGGCTGCGACAATCGAGACGATCCCCGATTGCCATCCGCCTGTTTTCTCGTCGAGCCTCGCAATACCGGTTGGAAAACCGCTCAGTGAGCGCACGCCAGTCGCGCGGTCTTGGGCGATTTGCTCGAGCTGCTTCATGCGCCGTCGGAGAACGTCGCCGATGCTAAGCGCATCCTCGGGTTGTTCCGCGTCGAGGACGGACAGCTTTTCGGCAGCCATCGAGAGCAGCTCTGCGCCGGTGAGTTGACCGTCTTTCGCGGCCTGCAGAACCTCGGAGAGCGATTCCAAAAGCCGACGACGAAGGCTCGCGTCGCGCAGTCGCTTTGCGTACTCGATTGCGTTGTCCACCGTCGGCACGTGAACCGCGCAGCCGCTGAGATACGTCCAGCCAACCGAGTCTAACTTGCCGTCGCGGCCGAGCTCGTCGCCGATGGTCGTGACGTCGATGGGCTGACCGGCGTACTCGAGCTTGCGTATCGCGTCCCAGGTTGCTCGCCCTCGGAGATCGTGGAAGTCGCCGGTCTCGAGCGTTGGCAAGAGCGCGAGAGTGTCGGCGCGTAGCAAAACCGCGCCGATGACGGATTGTTCGAGTTCGTGTTGTGCGTCCATGGCTAGAGTACCTTGTGGTTGCGGATCTGTTCGGATGGTTTTTGATTGATGGGGTGGTTGATCTTGGCTGTCAGCCGATCCCATTTCTCTCGAAGATTGTCGCCGCTCAGGATGGTCGTTTTCCAAAAGGCTTCTTGCTGTGACCAGTCGATCACCTTGTCGATTTCCTCCCAGCTGTGACCGTCCACGTCGTGCAGCAAGCGCATGGCGTTGGCCCATCGCACAGCGGTCTGTTCCCTTTTGGCTTCAGGCGCCTTCGCAAGCGTGCTGCTCGGGTTGTTGGCGATGACGCGGGTCAGCAATCGGGTCGCGGCTGCAATGGCTTCAGGTGAAGCGAACGACTTAGGCTTGGGTCTGGACTTGGGTTGGTTTGCGAGCGCCGCCGGATGGTCTGGAACCGAAACCAAGCCAAGGGGGCTGCCCGTCTCCCCTGTCGCGTCTTGCGACAGGGGCGTGGTGTCACGTTTTGTGACAGGGAGAGATAAAGCAACGGGAGCAACGGGAGGCAGAGCAGAGGTAAGAGTGACATTTTGTGACAGCGCGTGACCAAACGTGACAGCGTGTGACGCGTCGTGACTTTCGGTCACGTTTTGTGACAGAACGTCACGTTTTGTGACCGTATAGTTAGCTCGCCTACGATCTCGCGACTCTTTTTGACGCGCCTTGTCACTTTTGGACGCCGTCTGTGCCTCCGTGAAGTTTGGCGCGAGGAAGCCACCGTGAGCTACCCTCACCCTGCCATCGAGGATGAGTTCTGCCCCCGCCCGCTCGACTACTTCAAGTGGAATCCTAGTAAGCGCGGCTACACTGCGCCAGCCGTTTTTCGCCTGGATAACGCCGGCCCGATCGAACTTGCACAGCATCGCTCGCCATAGCGCGATAGCCTCCCATGAGAGGTCCAGGTCGTCGGCTGTCTCTCGTGTGTAGAGACGGACGTACTCTTCGTTGGACCAGTCCATTAGGGCGTTCCAATGGGTTGGTTGTTAGCTGTCTTGCTTTTTTTGATCCCTAGGAGCTCGTCGACAGTTGCGCTGATAATGCGAGCGATATCGACTAAACGCTCTGCTGGAATTGACTGATCTCCCGCTTCGATTCTGCACCACTGGTTGCGTCTGAGTCGCAATTGGCCAGCGATCTCCTCTTGGGTTACCCCGGCTCTGATGCGCAACAACCTGAGACGGTGGGCTATGCGTCGTCTCGGGTATGTCTTACGAAGCGCTGCCATGTGAGCATGGTCCTACGCCGGTGAAGGTCATTTCGTCCAGTATTTTTGAAGACAAAAAATTTAGACCGACGATAGCCCTGTGAACAACCCTGTGAACATCCACCGGAGCAGTCGGTTGTCAGACGTGCTTGCTAGCTTGCATTCATGCTCAGCCCTGAACAGCTAGCCCAGCGACGGACTGGCATCACAGCCACAGATGTAGCGTCTCTGGTGGGTCTCCACCCCTACCGGTCGGCCATCGATGTTTACTTAGAGAAAACTGGACGCGCTGCGCCATTCCTCGGCAACGACCGAACTCGCTGGGGTGACATCCTTGAAGGTCCCATCCGCGATGACTACGCCGAGCGCCACGGCGTTCGCGTGGAAGTCCCGGGCACGCTGCAGCACCCAACGGTCGCATGGGCCCTTGCAACTCCCGACGGAGTTTGTTACCGGGCGCGCGAGGCTCGCCCGTGCAACGGCTTGGAGATCAAAACACATTCCTTCCGCGCCGCGCACCAGTACGGCGACCCGGGAACCGATGAGGTCCCGCAGCACGAGCTCATCCAGTGCGAGTGGAATCTGTTCGTGTCCGGCCTGGATGAATGGCACCTCACGGCGTTCATCGATGGCCAACCAACCGACTACCGCATCCAGCGCGACGAAGATCTGATCGGCATGCTTCGTGAGAGCGCCGAACGTTTCCTGGTAGATCACATCCGAAGGGACGTTCCTCCAAACCCGGATGGTTCTGAGAGTTATTCAAGGTACCTATCCACAACATACCCACAACGCCATACAGACCTGGTCTCGCTGGATGACAAGCCAGAGGCGATGGCGACCGTTCATCGGCTACGGCTCGCACTCGAGCGGTCCAGGGAGGTCGAGGCCGAGGTCGAAATCCTCAAGCAGAATCTCAAGGCGGTGTGTGGCGACCACGCTGGCCTCAAGTGGGGCGACCCAGCTGAGAAGAAGGGCCGGAGCTCCATCTCCTACAAGGCATCCAAGGCGAGCTCGAGGACCAACTGGGAGGCGGCCTGGCGCTCGCTGGTCACCGAGGCCCAGCTCGTGCTCAGCGCGACCGGCGACATCCTGGATTGCGCACAGAGCGATGACTGGTCGACGGTCATGAGCAAGCTCGGCGACTGGTCGACCGCGCTCACGAACATCGCAGACGAACGGCGCAGTATCGCGCTACACACCGAACCGGTTCCAGGAACGAGGCGCTTTTGCGTGCCGAGGTCGTGGAGCAAGAACTCGAGCAAGGAGGATTGACGTGGAAGACATGAGCAGCAACGGACACCGACCGGAAGCCAACCAGCTGATTCGCCGCGATCTCGGCGGGGTGAGCGTGTCACGCGAGAGCAACGCGACCGCGGCGCTCGTCGCCAAGGCGCGGGCTGAAATTGAAGCGAGATACACAATGGCGCTTCATCGGCCGCGTAACCTAGACCAAGTCAGGACATCGCTGATCAAGGAATGCCGGCGTCCCAACTTCGCCGCCGCCGCCATCTATCGCAAGCCGATTGGTGATGGCGTCGAAGGGTTGTCGATTCGCTTTGCCGAGGCCGCCGCCCGGTGCTTTGGCAACATCGCGATGGAGGTCACGCAGATTTACGACGACGAGCACACTAGGATCATGCGCGTGTCGGCCACCGACCTCGAATCGAACGTCGTCTGGCCGGTCGACGTCACGGTCTCCAAGACCGTCGAGCGCCGCAACCTTCGCAAAGGCCAGCGTCCCATCGCTGAACGCGCGAACAGCTACGGCGACCGCGTGTTCATCGTCGAGGCCAGCGATGATGACATCCTGAACAAGCAGGGCGCGCTCGTTTCCAAGGCGCTGCGAACTTGCATCCTCCGCATCATCCCGGGCAACCTACAGGACGAAGCCTATGAGATCTGCAACGCCATCCTGAAGGACGAGTCCGCCAAAGACCCCGACGCCGTACGCAACGCCGTATGCGACGCGTTCGCCGACCAGGGCGTTCAGCCGATGGACCTCGAGGAATGGCTCGGTCACAAACTCGACGTCGCCACACCGGCGGAAATCGAGCAGCTGCGGCGCCTGTTCGTTGCCATCCGCGATGGCGAGGCAACCTGGCCCGAGGCGCTCACCGCTCGTGCTGAACAGCTCGCGGCGAAGGCGCCGAAGTCCAAGCTCGACGTCGCCAAGGAGAAGGTCGAGGCCAAGGCGGAGGCCAAGGGTACGACCGCGGTGAAGGATGCGATGAAGGACGCGATGAAGAAGCGCAAGGCCGAGCAGCAGACGTTGCCGACGGATGACCCAGAAGCAGAACCGCCGTGGATGTCCGGGTCTCCGAACGACGAGCGATGAAGCATCACATCAGGTTAGCGCCAAATGAGTGACACATTGCGCATAGGCTCGCTGTTCGCCGGGATTGGCGGACTGGAGCTTGGCTTAGAACGCGCCGGACTCGGCCGTGTTGCTTGGCAGGTCGAGATCGACCCGAACCGCCGCGCCGTGCTTGCGAAACACTGGCCGAAAGCGAAGCGTTTTAACGATGTGCGCGTCGTATCGGGTAGTCGGCGCACAAGCATGTCCGAGAACGCTCTTGATCAAGTAGAGGTGATTTGTGGCGGTTTCCCGTGTCAAGATCTTAGTGACGCATCTCGAGGGCGCGGCGGCGGAATCGAAGGCTCGAAGTCCGGCCTCTGGCGTGAGTACATCCGCATCGTCGAAGAAGTTGAGCCACAGATCGTCGTCGTCGAGAACGTTGCAGGCGCCGCTACCCGCAAATGGCTGCCCCCAGTGCGGAGGGGGTTGCACGTGCTCGGATACCGAACGCGTGCCCTTCGGATTGACGCGCGAGATGTTGGGGCTCCCCATGCCCGCGCCCGCGTCTTCGTTGTTGGCTACGCCAACGCGCAAACACAATCAGCTCGCACCATCGATGCGAAAATGGCCCAGGTGCGCTCGTTTACAGACCTGGCTGGGCACTGGTGGGAACCCGTCGCCGGGCGTCTACGAGTGGCTAATGGGTTTCCCGAGCGGGTGGACATCGCTCGACTAGAGATGCTCGGTGACTCGGTCGTGCCGCAATGCGCCGAGCTAGTCGGACGCGTAATCGCCCATGACCTCATGCCTCGATCGTCTTAATCAAGCCCCATCGCATCATGATCGCCTTGAAGGCATCCCGGTCTTCCTCGAAGTTATCCGCGAGCGCGGTGAAGATGGACGTCTCCTTGCCGGACGTGAGCACCCAAAAGTCGACGGACATCTCGTTCATGGACAGCGCGTACCCGAACTCCGTGTAGGCGCCGGCTGATATCTCACCGGTTGGCAGGAGAAACCAGAACACCGTCGCCGTTGAGAGCTCGGCGAGGTCGTCCTCGGACCAGACGGCGCGGTCTTCTCGAGGTGCGTGCATCGGATTGGCCTCGCCGCCGTTTCTGCGGATGACTTCCGGCCAGGTCGAAACGACCTCGATCCCGACAGCTTTGAGCGCTGCCATCCACATTTCGGCCCGTGCGGTCTCACGGCTTGATGCTCCAACGTAGACGCGCATGGTTCCTCTATCGCAATCGTAACCGATCTTCAGCCCAGCTCGAGTCTACCGGCGCATCCGAGAAGTCGGGCGCCCCGAATGCCGGCGGCGTGTGACGCTGCCCCGCGTGCACGACAACCATGTAGTCGAGCTCGCCAGGGATGGAGACCAGTGATGGGTCGTTCACGAACCGGAACCCACTGCCCGGGTCAACGTTCTCGTCGAACCGGCCGCGCCGCACCCAAAAGTCCCACGTGTAGCCAACGGTCCCGTCGGAGATCCACCTCGATGTCTTGAGCTCCTTCGAGATGGAGTTGTAGTACAGCGTCGGTCGAAGGATGCACGCCTGGTGGTGAGCGAGCACGTCGACCTGACGGCTAACCCTGCGCTGGCCGTGGTAATCGTCGTCGTCCCATAGGAAGTACAGCGCCGACGTATCGCGCACACGCTTCATCATCGCGTTGCGCTTCGATGGCAGGTTCATCCTGGAATGGCGGACGAGCTCGATGTTGCCCATGCAGCTCGCGCAGAACTCAGACTGACGCTCGCCATCGTCGAACACGAGCAGTGACATCGGTCCGCTGTAGTCCTGCTCGAGGAACAGGTGAGCTGCGCGGTGCGCCATCTCGGGTCGGTTGTAGGTCGGCAGGAGGCCGACGACACGGGGAAGCATGGTCATGTATCGCCGCGAAAACGACGTATTGCAACCGGCCACACCGGAATGGGTGTTGGCGCATTAATGTTCGAAGGTCGCCATGGATCTACAAGGGCAGGCTGTGACGATGCCCGGCGGACGCGGATGCGAACGTTCGTTGTTCCAGTCGTGGTCGCGACGCGGTTGTAGTACACTGCGATCCACGGTTCGTCGCCGACCTGGACCGTAGTGTACGAGTACATCAGTTGCTCGCGAGCCTTGATAGGCGCTCGAGCTCGCTGGGTGGCGGCGCGATGCCGAGCAAGAGGTCGGTGTCACGCCAGAGCTGGCCACCTGCGAGGCGCCGACGAGGGATGACGATGCCATGGTAATAGACCACGCGGATGAGCACGTGCCAGCTGAACCAGGTCAGCGCTTGACCGGCGCGCTGGACCGGGACGATCAGCGCGAGCATGACGATGCCCTGGATGCACCAGAGCAAGAGGTCGAGGATGGCGACGGCGGCCTTTGTCACACCGGTAGGGTACAGCAGGGCATGAATTTCATGGACCCAAGACTGCCCGAAAATTTCTGGTCGAAAGTTGCCGTCGAGCCCAATAGCGGATGCTGGATTTGGATGGGCTCGCTGCAAGCGCGGCCATGAGCTGATTGCCGGCAACTTAAAGAAAACGAGCAATGGAACGCGGTGCCTAGCGTGCTATCGGCAATACAACGCGATTTGCTGTGAGGCAAGTCGTGCCGCCACAGCAGCTCGCGGCCCACTCCCGCGGAAGCAGAAGAAGATGTCGGGGACATGCTCACTCGGCCATGTGAAACGACTGATGTGCCCCGAATGCTTTCATTTGCGATATCTGGCGAAACGCGATGCAGCCAAGCAAGGACAGCCCGCTACAGCAGTTTTGCCACGTGGCCAGGATCGGTGATCACCCACCTTTCATTGACAAGTCCTACGTTATCAGCGTGGACATCGCCCATGAAGACACGATCCTTATGTAGTACCGTGATCATTCCTTCGGCGAGTTCCGCCAACTCGGGAACCTTCTGTCCCATCTCGCGAGCCTTCACCTCCCACTCCTCGATGAGCTCCTCAGCTGGCTCACCGGTGTAGAGCGCCTCGAAGGCTTTCTGTGCCGCCTTATGCTGGGCGTGGATGGCCTTCTCAATTTCCCGTCGGTCCGCGCCGCGAGTCTCGTGGGCGACCTTGTCAACCTCGCCGATGCGCTCAGCCGAGTCGCGCCAGAGCAGGTACACCGAGCGACCTTTGTACTTATCTGGTAACGAGAACGCCTGGTGGTATTTGACAACGATCGGCGCGGACAGGTTGTTGGCTAACTCGTGGGCGAACTGGGCTTCGGTGTCATCGGTGGTGATCTTCAGGATGACGTTTGGGTCCAGGCTCGGGATCGCGCATCCGTATGATCCGCACCCCAGTTCCTTCATCGTCGCGACGATCTTCCCTCGAAAACCTTGTGCCTGTGTGAGCTTGGGAAGCCACATCGCAGGGATGCTCTCCTCTAGTGCCTCGTAGTGTCTCGAGAGGATGTTGGTGACCCAGGCGGGGTTTTCAATCGGCTCCGAGTGTCCTAGCTTGGATGGGTTTGACATTCTGTAGGTCTCCACTCCGGGTTCGCGTTCTTCGAGTTGCAGACGCATTGGTTTGACGTCGCGCGATGGCAGTGGCCCGAGTGGGCGCGCCTCTTGTTTGATCTTGTATACCTCGACGCCCGGCTCGCGCTTCTCGAGCTGCAGCCAGTACGGCACGGGCGGCAGTGGAGGGAACGTGTGAACCGGCTCGTGCTCGGTGACCCACTCTGGCTCGGGCGGTTCCTCGTGGCCGCTGGCGTAGTAGCGGGCTTCCTCGGCTGCGAGCTGTGACTCATAGATGGAGTCCGGCAGGCGAAACGGCACACTGCTCTCGCGCGCGGGACTCGTGTCATTGAGCGCGTCCAGGTCGATGCGGTCGAGGCAGTAGGGCTTGCCGACTGGCATCGCAACCCAGACAGCGTCGGCGATCGTCCTGACGGCCTTGGGTCCCTTCAGGTCGTACTTGTGGTTGATCGAATCGAACTCGGACGGCGAGACCTCATAGTCGGCGCCGCCGTAGTTCTCGACGATTTCATAGTTGACCTCGAGAAACCGCGCGAGCGCTTCCGATTTCGTCTGATAGCACGGTTGGTCTTTCGGGCTTGGTTTGCGCCACCAGCCGGCGGGCGGGTTGTCATTGGCGTCTGCTGTTCGCTCGATGTGCTCCTCAAGAGTGGCGACCGCGCACGCCTTCCAGCCTGCTCTCCAATTCTCGTAGCACCTGCTTGGGTCGAGACCCTCGAAGTCGTCTTGCTGGGCGAGCCAGCTGGCCATCATTCCATCCTCTTCCCATTCGCCCCATGTGCGGTCGACGATTTGCTTGATGGAACCGCCATGCCTGAGATCGAAGTCATCGAGCGATAGGACATTGCCGCAGTCTTGGACGCCGGTGCGATAGAAGTCGCTGTAGGTCAGCGTCCTTGGGGTCCAGGTTGGGTTGTCTCTTGGTGCCGGTCGTTTACGCCACCAACCGCCAGGCGGATTGTGGACCGCTGGCGGAGGCAGCTCTCTTATCGCCGCCGAGAGGATCTCAATGGCGTCGTCGAGCGCGTCTGGTGCGTATGGCTTGTTGCGAACGTTGACCGTCCCGTCCCGGGAGCCGACGTCGTTTGCGTGGGCGATGATGCCCTGTGCCCATTCTGTTCGCCCAGCCTTGCCGGCGAGCCAGCGCAGCGTGTTCTCGCCCTGTATGTACGCGGTGAGTTTGGCCCCGCGATGGAATTCCTCTGTTGAGGTCCATGCCATGACCTCATCGTCGCTCATCGGAACGATCGGCGGTTCGAGCACTCTCTTTGTCTCTTCGGCGATGTCGCGATCGGCGTCCTTGGTAATGTGACCATGCGGACCGTCGGGGCCGAAGAACGTCACCCGGTATCTGCCGTACTTGGTATCAGAGAGCTCGCCGCTCTTGATTGCCATGCGGGCCTGCGCGCCGGCGCCGCCACGAATGGCAGGCGAACGCGCGAATGCGCGCTGAATCTCATCGAGGCGTCTGGCCTCCGTTTCGCGAAACTCGCGCAGCTCGCGCCTTAGCCGAACGCCGGCGGCGCTCTTGTCCGTGCTCATACCAGCAATCCTATCCGAGATCCGGGGCTGGACGGGAGTGGCGGACTTTCGTACTGTTGGCCTCTGGAGGAGCACTGGATGAACAACGGCATTCGCAACGGCTATGAGGACATCGATGAGATTTGCGACCCGGATGGGGTGACCGCAGTGATCTCCCGCCGCCGCTCCAACGGCGCTCTCTCCGTCGGAATCTTCAAGGTCTTCGAGCGTGACGGTGTCAAGGAGAAAACCAACTTTCTCAACTCGAAGCACTTCGCCGGCGTCCGCCGCGTGCTCGACATCGCCGAGGCGCGCATGAAGAAGCTCGAGGCCGCCAGCGGCGCCAACGTCGAGGTCCGCGCGAGATGACCAGGCCCAGGTCGACCTGGGGGCAGGCGTTGAAGGCTGCGGCCGTCAAGCTCGCGCGCGAGGCTGAACGGTACGTTGGCGGGCACGATGAGGCGCCATGCGTCGCATGCTCGCATGCTAGGTCCCAGCACTGCGGTTGCGGCACGGTCTGCCTCGCCCCGGCGGACCCGACGGACACAGGCAAGGTGTATCGGTGCTGCGAGTGCCAGGGCTTTGCTCCAAAGGCCGAAGGGTGAGCCGCTGCCTCGCGCCGAGCTGCGAATGGGCGGCGCAGGAGGGGCCGTTCTGCGAGCTCCACGCGAAGGCCCCGCCCGGACAGCGGGGTGGATGGGCATCCGCGGCCAAGCGCAAGCCATACGACGCCAGCGCCATCGCACCGCGCCTCTGGATTGGTGGGGCTCCTCCGTTCGACCGCGACCTCCCGCAGGTCGACTTGCTCGTCCTATGCGCCGCCGAGCTCCAGCCCGAGCGCCTGGCGTTCCATGGAACTGTCCTGCGGTGCCCCATCCCGGATGATGCGCTCGACCCAGCAGAACTCAAGCTCGTGATGCAGACCTCGGTGGCGGTAGGCAAGACCGTCGTGCAAGGGAAGCGTGCGCTGGTGACCTGCCAGATGGGTCTGAACAGGTCAGCGCTCGTGGTTGCGCTCGCTCTGCACCAGCTCACCACCATGAGCGGAGAGCAGATCGTCTCGCACATTCGCAAGCACCGCAGCGAGAAGGCGCTGTGCAATCCGTGGTTCGTGAAGAAGATCTGCGAGATCGTCGGCGACGGAAGACCGAAGGTCAGGCGAAGTAGCGCGCCGACGTCCTAAACGAAATCCCCGCGGTCGCCCATCTCGGATGCGTACAAGTCGGCCAATTGCTCTCTGGATAGTTCGCCGTTGGCCACCTGAACGATAGCGTCTTCCCATGATTCAGGGATTTCGATCTCATATCCATGCATTTCTAGGAACGTCATAGCGGCAAACAGCGACGTGCGTTTGTTTCCATCGAAGAACGGATGCGACTTACACAGGTAGAACGTATACGCCGCGGCGACATCCGCGAGCGATGGAAGCAGCAGCACGCCACCAAAGGTCGCCTGCGGCGACATAACCGCCGCCTCCAGTGCTCCCGGATCTCGAACGCCTTCCATTCCGCCCGATAATTCAATGGCGTGTTGGTGGATTTCGAGAACGTCTGACACGGAGAGGTAAGTTACGATCATCGCTTTGCCAGCGCGTGGAGCATCGCCTCGTTGCGTTTCATCACTCTTTTGGCGATCGTCAGCACCGACCGTCTTGGCTTCCTTCTGATATGAAGCCCGGAGGGGATGCTCTCGATTTCAACCTCGTCGCCAATGTTCCAGTCTTGCGCCTCGGAGGTCGAGATTGACGCCGGAATCAGTACAGCTCGACTGTTGCCGGTCCTGATAACCTTGGTCCTCATGGTAGTACATTGTACTTACCCGCATGGGTTGCGTCAAGGACGCTCAGTCGGCCGGTCAAGTAGGAGCAAACGCAACATGTGAAAACAGGAAATCCGGGTGAGTCCAGCGCACTTGCAGTGGGAGCCATCGACCATCCATTGCGGCGTTACTTGAGGCAGCCAACATCGACGCGGACAATAGCCCCGGTTTGATTTTCAGGACTCGATACCATCCGCTTCCGGGAAGCTTTACGGTGTCGCCTTCTTTGATTTCTCGTCCAGTATGAGCATCGATCACTCTCATTTTTTCTCCTCATCCGAACGCGCTGTTGTACTGGACGAGGATGCTGTTTGGTCCGAGTCTCGCTTGCGCGTCGGTGATCTGATTGGTGATGTCGAGGTAGTTCGTCATCCAGCACAGGCGGTAGACCGCGTTGGCGGCGTTGGTCAGGCCGTCATATGGCACGTTGGTCGCCGTGAGCTGGTCCGCGATGGACGCAATCACCGACAGCCAGTTTGAGACCGGATGCGAGCTAATCTCCTGTTCGGGGAACGTGGCGATGGTCCCCTGCCAGAACGCGGTGAGTGCTGATTTCAGGTTGTTCGACAGCCACTTGATCTGAAGATTGTTGAACGCTAGGCCGGCTGCCGACGGTAAATCTGCTGCGATGGTCATGGTGATGTCGTCCTAGCTGGTGGTGGAATCGCTCACGAAGACACGGACGGGACCCATCACCACGTCGGCGGCGTTTACGCGATGGAAGGTGAGCATCAGCATGTCAAACATGCCGTGCGCGTCGGACTTGACGAGCGCCGAGACCTGGGCGTTGACGCCGATGGGAGCGTCCGCGACGATCGTGGTGATCTGAGTATAGCCAGCGGACGACGGCGAAACGGCGAAGTTGACACCGGACAAGGAGAACCCAGTCGCCCCGGTCGATTTGTTCGTGAGCTCGACCATCGCGTACTTGCGACCCCAGTATGGGATCATCAAGTACGAGTTGAACGTCGGACTCACGCCCGTGACGATGTTCTGGAAGTTGTACGTCTTGTCGTTGCGCGCCGGCAGTAGCGTCGGCGGCGTCGAGAAGTATTGGATCACATCCAGACGTGGCGTGACGACGTTGAACTTGTCGTTGAGCACGCTGAAACCGGGCGGGCGAAACGACGTGTCGTATAGGTCGTCCGACCAAAAGAAGATACGACCCGGCCGGTTGCTGGGCTGATACGGAACCTCGTTGCGCGCATCAATGCGGCCCACGAACGTTCGCTCCGACCCGATGGACGTCATCTGCATGAACGTCGGAACCTGGTCGTCGAAGTACGCCACCGCGACCTTCGAGATGTCGGAGTCGGGCCCTAGCGACAGCGCGAGGCTGCTCTGCTGTGACTCGTAGATGTCGCCCGGCGAGCTCAAGAGAGTGTTGAGGCGGAAATACTGGTAGCCGTTGATGGCGTACTGATCTGCGTTCGGCTGCGGGTAGCTCACTGTCGTCCTCCGGTGATCTTCGAGACGAGGCCGCCGAGAACGCCGGTGACCTGCGAGACGATGCCGCCAAGCAGGCCGGTGATCTGCTCGAGCCACGGCACTGGGCCGATCTGAACCTTGATTCGGTTGATCGACGTAGTTGCCACCCAGATGCGGTCGCCCTTGGCGATGTTGAAGGTGAACGGAACGCCAGTGTCAAGGCGCTCGCCCTTGCCCGAGGTGACCGGGTAGAGCTGTTGCTTCGTCCCGACCACGACCGGTCCCGCGGTCTCAAGAACCAACGTGACTCGAGCGTACTGTCGGTCGCCGTTGTAGAGCACCGCCGCCGTGCCGTCGGACGCCGGCTTGGCGATGTACGTGTTGACCTCGGTCTTGACCTCGGCGCCGGCAAGCGCTGGCGATGGCGCCGGTGCCGTTCCGATGGTTCGGTCCGTCGAGGTGTTGACGCCGAGCTTTTGAGACGAGGTCGGGGCTTGCTTTCCAAACATCAACGGCTCCTGTTGCGAAGATAGAGCATGGCTCCGACGATCGAAATCGCAGCGAGCACAAGTATCGCCGTGGTCGAACCGCCGCCGCCAACGCCATAGGACCCGACCCATTCGGCGTTGTCGAGCCATGATGCCGGCGTGGTCGGCGCCGCGGCCTTGCGGAACTCCGCCCAGCTCGATGTGCCCGGCGCGTACTGAGACACTCGAGCTGGCGCGACGTGGACCATCTTGACGAGCTTCCAGAAATCGGTCCCGGATTCCGGCCAGTTGACCAGAGCACGCGCGTAGCTGCGAGCGTAGTCGACGTACTGCATCCCAGAGCGGATTTGCTCCTCGGCCTCGTCGTTGGTCAGTGCTCGCGCAGGAGACTGCGACGAACCGATACAAGCAGCGCGGAGCGCAGCCTCAGTGGTGCCGCCCTGAGTCAAGTTGTCGGGCGGCATGAGTTGGAAGACCCCGCTCTCGCGTAGGCTGGTGTAGGAGCATGGGTTACCGCCCGACTCCTTTTGGATCCACGCCAGAAGGAACGGTATCGGCGTCGCTCCTGCGTACTTCTGGACCAGCGAGCGCCACTGCTCGACCGCCGCCGGGAAGACGAGGTCGATGGACGCGTCACCAACCTGCATTGGAGCTCGCGCGCGAACGGGCCGGCGTCCGCCATGCGGACCCCCAAACAGCGCGCTACCACGCAAGACGGGCACCGCCCCATCCTACAGGGCGCGGAGGCTGCTGTCAGGTGGTACGAAGCTCGGAGAGTAGCTGCTTGACGGCATCGTTCACGGCGGCCATTCGCCTGACGTCGCCACCCTTGTCTGGGTGGTGGCGGCGGGCCAGGTCTCGGTGCCGGGCTTTCACCTCGGCAACGGTGACCTTCTGGCCGGCGGCGAAGCCAAGGGTTACCCGAGGGTCGGGCCCAGTCGGTTTTCGCGGCGGCGGCCTCGGCGGCGCCTGGCGGTGACCCTGCTGGGCATTGGCGCGTCGCAGGAAGTCTTGCGCGCGAGCTCGAGCTGCTTCGATTGGATTGTGCGGCGGGTCGTCCGGCGCGCGAGAGAACATCTGCACGAAATCCTCTACGCCAGCATACAGATGATCGTCTGAGATCTTCTGGCCACGCAACGCGCGACCGATGAGCCCGACGAGTTTCTCTCCGGAGCGCTGCGGACGCATGGCCTCATCCTCTAACACGAGCCGATGCGCCTCGCAGAGCGGCGGATTGCCGATTCCCGCACGTCGACATCGCTGGTCGCGCTCGATGTACGCGCAGCGCGGCGCCCTCTTTCTAGTGGACGGCGGCACAGGCTGCGAGGCTCTCGTTGTAGGCGTGGAGCAGCGCGACGATAGCGACGAGTTCAGACGATGGGATGACGGCCGAACCGCCGGCCGTTGGAGTCGTCCAACGGTCAGGGTTTGGCAGGACCGCCGGCGGCGGCGTCATGCACGATGCCGGTCTCTCCGCCAGTCTGACTTCCGGCGGCGGCGCCGGTTGCGGCCTGGGACAGTGTCCGCAGGCGTTCAAGCTCGCCATGCACAGCAGCAATGAGAGTGCCGCCACTGTCGGCGCCAGGCGGAACGTTTTCGATCGCATGGAGGAGATCATCGCGCTGTCTCTCCGCGGTGGTAGCCCTGGCCATCAGGGCTGCGTTGGTCAGCTTGAGGTCCGTGGTTTCACGGCGAAGCATCTCGGCGGAGTGCTCACTGATTGCCAGCGCCGCAATGGACGCCTTCAGGTCGGCCTCTGACTTGTCGGCGCGGTCGGCATCGCGACTCGAGCGCCGGAGCGCAGTGAAGCTCAGCCCGAATCCGGCCAAGGCGACCGCAGTGGCGCCGAAAGCGCCGACGATTACTTCCCACATCAAGCAGCTGGCGCGGCAGGCTCGGCCGGTAGCGCGGCAATCGCCGCGGACGCCGCCTTCACCTGTGCGGCGCCCTTGCCGAAGTCAGCAACGCCCTGCGCAAGGATGTACGTCAACAACGGGCTAATCGCCGCGGTCATTTCGCTCGAGTCGACATGCCATCCGAGGCGACCGGCAGCCCAAACGGCGCCGGCGATGATCATGGCGATAGCCTTTTTGCTGGACAGCATTTCTTTGATGGCGGACCACATAACCCTAGACGCTATCACCGCGCGCGTGACGCCGCAACTGTGCTACCGACGCCGACGTGTGCGCTGCCATTTCAGTTCATCGAGCAATCGATCGAGCTCCTCGGCTGCGTACACCCCGAGATATCGTTTGACAAGATTTCGAGCCTTGCTGTAGGCCATCCCGCTATCGAGGAGCAGAAACTCGAGGTCGACCACGTCCTTGGGGCGACCGGCCTGCAGCTTCATTGCCGTGATGTGCTGCGGCTGGATGACTGGAATTGGGACGCCATGGCGCATTGCCTTGATCGGTCATGCATATCCCCTACGGCGCTTGCGTGTCTGCCGCATTCGCTGTTTTGTGGCGCGACGCCTGATACGCCAGTGGCGGATCGTCTCGCGTGACATCGGACCGTTTGTGTGCGTGATGGTCGTCGCCGGTACGTACGCGGTGATGACGAACGTGCCACGATCTTCTGGCCCATCGTCGGCGATGTCCTGCACCGCGAAGCCCATGATCGCACGCTGTTCATCGAGCGGTAGCGTCGACATGTCGATCGATTCGCCGACCATTTCTGAAGTAAACAGAGCGTCGGGTATACCTGCCGGGTGTTCGAATTTGCTGTCGCTCATGGCGCTCCAAGTAGCCTGCGGAGATCGGCGATGCGTGCCTCTATCCGATGTGATTCATCTTCGAAGGGCGTCCACCGCGCTTGCCAAATATCAAGCGCCTCTCTCAGCGCGGCGCGGAGCTGGTCGCAGTCGACGCGAAAGGCGTCTCGCTCCATAGCCATGATGTCGAGTTCGGCATGCTTGGCCAGGACGGCGCGAGCAAGCATGCGCGCATGACCTGACCATACGGACTGCGCGGGCTCGTCCAGTACGTCCTTCGCCAGCTGCACGACGTCAGTGTCGCTCATCGGAACCACAGCCAGCGACGCGCACGGAACCCCAACCAACGCCGTGCACGCCAATACGCTCGGCGCCACCAGGTTGCGGGCTTGATCGTTAACGTTGCGCCCGTGATCGCGACGACCACGCCGCGGATATCGCCGTCAGTGGTGGACATGGTCACGACGATGCCGCGGCAGAAGGAGTGCTGGTCTCCGTCGCAGACGGTGATAGTTGATTTCATGCTTATGACGCCTCCAGCAGCTTGCGCAGCTCGGCAATACGGTCCAATGGCAGCGATTGCGTATCGAAGTGCGGCGGGGCATTGCGCCAGGCGTCGAGAGCCCAGCGCCCCCAACCGTCCAGTGCCTCTTTCAGCGCGGCGCGGAGTCGCTCGATTTCGGTCTCGACCTTGACTGGACGGCCCTCTGTTGATGCGAGGCAGACGTTCGCGAGCTCGTCGCTTGTCACGATGTCGATCTGAAAGCAGAGCGCGGTTTCGCGTATGCGTTCTAACTCGTGCAGCGCTTGGTGTATCTCGGCGTGTTGCTCGATCAGGACCTTCGCGAATTTCTCGACCACTGCGCGGTTGTCCTCAACGCTGGAGTATTCGACAGTATGCGCGACAACAGCTGCAGCCGCGTTGATGATGACATCGCGAGAGATCATGACTTGCACCCCTTGCCATCGCGGCACCGCTGGTGCACGCCGTCATTGCAGCGGTGGCAGCGGATGAGCGTCCGAGGCTTGCAACGAATCACGTGCGAGTTACCCGGGCCAGCGCTTTGCGTCTTGACGCACGGCGGATACGATGGGCCAACACACCAAGGGCCAGGAGCGGCCCCACGAGCGAAAGTTTCCAAAAGGGAGAGTTTCATACGACCTCCAACGCATACTCGCGGCTCAGCGGTCGCCCGGCCCATTCCAGGCGAACCGACGCGGACCTGCCGAAGACCTCGGCCTTGCATTTGAAGCAGCTTCCGACGTGCTCGACGAGATCCACGGTGGCCGTGGTCCCGTGCTCGCGGAATAACGCCTTGCCAGCCGTCGCCGCAGTTGTGATCTTCTTGAGTATCGCCCACTCCTCGGCTGAGAGGTCCGCTGGCTGGCGCGTGCTGAAGGTGACCGTGCCGCCGTTGCAGGTTTGGCGATGCACGATATCGGAGGACATCAGCTTGCGCCAACGCGCGAACGGCGCGAACGGCGCGAACAGGACATCGCGGGCTAACGCCAGGAGCTCGTCCTCCGGTAGGAGCCCGACGGCCCACCGCTCGCGTTGGCTGGCGGTTCCGCGTTGTTCGAGGAGTCGAGCGGCTAGCTTGGCGTTCTGGGCGTCGTCCGTCACGACACCTCTGGTTCGAAGCGCACGGTGATGCGCGCATGGCCGATGTGGACGAAAAGCATGCCGGCGTCGATCACGCCGTTGATTCCGCGCGTCTTGCACCACGCTAGCAGCACATTGGCTGCAATGCGGCAGCGACGGATGTCAAGGTCGACCGTCGCGCCGCACCTGATAGCGTTGTCGAAGAGTTGGAGCAGGTCATCGAGTAGCGGATGCCTGACAAGGGCGCTGTCGGTTGACGTGACCATCATCTGATTTCCTTGGTGAATCCGCTAGGTCCGATGCTTCCAGCTAGTACCACGAATGGACCGTTTGCTCGATACTCTTCGATCACATTCAGGCCGCGGATGGTGCGCAGGCGGTCCAGCAGGGAGCGACCGCGCCCGGTCCACGGTTTCTCGCCGAGCACCAAGGCATGCTGGTATGGGCTGCGAATGGCGCGGTCGATGGCCGCGAGCTGGAGGACGGTGCAGTTGCAGATTTCGGTGTACTTCACGGCGTGCCTCCGACGGTGGACATGACGATTTCGAGCACGCGCTCTGGAGTGTGGCCGAGCTGGGCGTTTCGTGCCTCGCAGTAGTTCATCGCTCTATTGTAGGTCGGCCCCCAGAACCACGGCACGGTCGCGTCGTTGCTGTAGTCACCAGCGAGCGTTCGGAGGTCGCCGGTTGGGTAGTGACCGAGCTCACCTTCGACCGCCACGGATACACGGTGCCCGTAGCCATGGACGTAGCCGTCAACCGGGATCATGTAGCACCACCTCCGCGTGGTGAGCAGGTTTCTGATGCGGTCGTTCGTGAGTTTGCGCAGCAACATGTGCAGATCTAACTTGGTGGCCATTGCCATCTCCTTGCCGACCAGTGTCGGCGGTGGTGATCATTTTACCGAAGCGGCGGCGAGGTGTGCGTCGCACCTACGGGCGAGGGTTGTATATCGCTCGGCGGCGCTATCGTTGCCGTTTGCCCGAGCTCGCTCTGCGGCCTCGAGCGCCAGGTTGCCGAGGAGCAGCCACTCGCGAGCGTTCACCGGCAAGACTGTCTCGGCGGTGATATCCGACATCGGGAACGGGGTGTCGGAGTCTTCGAACGGGATCGGAAACGGGGTCAAGTCTTCGAACGTCATACGCTCTCCTTTGTCGGCCAATGCCGACGGTTTGTTAGGTGGGTTGAGTTAGGACAACGCCCCCCACAACGCACTAATCAGCCGCTCGCGGTCTTTCTCGGAGTTAAGCGCAAGCGCCTCGTGTTGCTCCACGACGGAGCGGATGATGGATTCGCACGGCCAGGTCTCGTTGCAGCCGCGGCAGTAGTCGTGGCCGGTTCGCGACGGTTGGCGGGTGTGACGGGTTTCTTCGATGCGCGCCATTGCGACCTCTTGTCAGCCAATGCTGACGTGTGTTTGTACTACGGAACGTAGCCCTGACAAGCGGCAAACTGGGTGGCTACGGGCACCGATAGAGCGCTCACGGTTTGGGGCGGCCGAGGCCGCGTTTTCAGCCATCATGGAGGCTCGCTTTGGTGAGATCGTCGAAAACGCGCCTAGCCATTTGATCATCAAACGGAAAACCAAGGTTCGGCCCGGCAAACCATCGCTGGTATCCAGTGCCTGGGAGATCGGCCTCGACGAGATATGCGCCGTGACGCCTGGCGATTCGATCTATACGCTTCGCATTGGCACGGGTTGGTTTTTGACGCGATACGCCGAACATGTGCTCACTCATGGAGATCTCCTTGTCGGTCAATGCCGACGGTTGCATTTCGTTGATAGTCGACGCATGACGCGGGCGGCAGCCCTTTTAGCAGCGAGGCATGACGATGCGCGTCCGCTCTCAATGGTGGAGCCAACGCCGACGTCCCACGCCCAGAAGTCGTGCGGTGGCCCGGCGACGAACGAGACACATGCCGATAGATTGTCGTGGGTCGCTGTCCACGCGCGTTCCATCGGGTCTAGATGCCATTTCGCGCGGATCACAGAATCACCGGTCCTGCACAGCTCGAAAGCGACGCCTGGTCCCACGCGAGAGACCACTCGAACACATAACCGTTGTCGTTCTCCCACAGGTCAGTCACGCGGAGCTCCCAGTTGCCGTTGAGGGTGGCGCCGTCCAGGTTGCTCCACGGGTCCGCCGCTGCGTAGGTGTCGGGCGGCAGCTCTGCGCTGATAGCCCCGCCGCCGTAGCAGTTGACCACGCTGACCATCAGCCCCGCGTTATCCGCGTAGGCAAGCATCGATGGGTTGGTCGCGGTCGGGGACCAGCAATACGTCGCGCCGGTGCCCGGGACAGGCGCGTTGCTGGTGTCGCAGTCGTTCGCGTCGCCTAGATAGATTTCCCCGCCGATTTGGCCGAGCATCCTCTGGAGACGAACGCGCTCACCGGACGGCGCGATGAGTTCAATCTGCAGGTCACGGAGCCACGAGTGCTCCATGGTCACGCAGACCGATTGTAGGTTGCCGGCTGCAAACCGCTGGTTAGGCGCGAAACTCGAGTACGCGAGCTTGGCGATGTAGCTAGAGCGACACTGGCCGCCGACCCCGGGGATGATGAAACAGTGCTGGCCGGCGGGCGAGATGCCGGTGCAGTCGGCGTCCGTCACGCATCCGCAATCGCCGTTGCCGTTGGTGCCGCAGACGCCATCGGGGAGAGCGAGCGGCGAAGACAGCGGATGGTCTACCGCGCCGCAGACGGGGCAAGCACCGACGCCGGAGCAGTCTGGGTCTGCGCAATCGATGAGACCGTCGCCATCGTTGTCGGCGCCATCCGCGCATGCGGTTGGTGTGTTCTCGTCGGAGAAGTTGCTCCCGTTGCCGCTACCAACGTGGTTGGCGTTCGCGTCCGGGGTCGCGGCGATGGCGACTCCGGCATCCGGCGCGGTGTTATCATCGGCGGGACGAGGGGCTGGGTCGCAGGCAGCTGCAAGGGCGAGCGCGATGATGCCGATCGCTCTCACGACGACCATGAAGCGCACCGAAGCGAAGACACCTTCCGGGTAGCGCCCGAATCCGAAGTGTCCGCCAGCGCCTCCGAGAGACAGCACGCGAAGTGTCTCCTCGCGTGAGGAAAGGGCGTCCGGGCGAGCTGGCTTACGCCTCTTCATGGCTCACCTTCGATGCCGAGATGTTTGGCGCATTGAGCAATGATGCAGGCGCATCTAGTTCGCGCCCATTCTTGGGTACGCTCCTCGGTTAGGAGTGCGGCCGCGTCGGTTCCCGATTCGGCGCCTTCGAGTGCCTTGATGCCGCCGAGCGCAAGCACGCATGTCATCGCTACGTAGAGGTCGCCGTGTCGCTCGGCCTCTCGACGGAGAGCTTTGATTTGATCGTCGGTGATTTTCATTGTGCCACCTCGATGAGAGTGAAGGTGTTGGCGCATCGTTTGACAACGCGCGTGAGGTGCTCGGTGTACTCGGCGATTACCGCGTTCGCGGCGTCGTGGTCGAATCGACCAGCCTCGGATTCATAGTCCGATGGGGTACCGTCGGAACGAACCCAGCCGACGCGACCGGTGCGCGTGGAGACCATCTTGATCTTGTAGGTCATGGTGACACCCCGCAAGTTTCCGTGTGCACCGCGCCGCCGACGACTTCCCGCGCGTATCCGCTCGCGCCGCAACGCGAGCACTCTACCGATTCGCCCTGTCGGAGCGGTATATGACCGAGCGCCGTGGCGAGCTTGTGCGCGATGCGCCGGCATTCGAGTTGCGCATCATTCGTGGTTCCGTATGCGAGGCGGTACTCGCGCAGGTATCCGCGCAGGTTGGCGGGGGTCACGACGCGCTCCCAGCCGGCGCGAGATATTCGCCATGGTTGTACGCCGTGTGGCGGATGGTGTCGTTGCACCGAGCTTCGGTGCACGCCCCGCGAAAGTAGGCGCGGCCGTTGCGGTACCAAGCGCGTTCGACGCGAAACTCGTACCCGTAGATTTTGACGATGTCTCCGATGCTGATCGTGCCCATTGGCGCTCTCCTTGATGGTTGGATGGTCGTTATTCGTCGGTTGCGGCGTTGTCACGTCGCTGCGCTTCCGTTTCGCAAGCGTCAACGACCGCGGCGAAGATACGCTCGAGTGCAACGTATTGCCCGATACCGATCCTGGTGAAGATATCAGCGTCCGCGGCGACATCGAGGTCGCTACACGCCTCGTCTACGATGGCGGCGTTCCCCAGGTGGGAGGCGAGCCACTCGGACCGAGCCGAGTTGTAGACGTCGACAAGACCATCACAGATTTCGTGTTGGTCGTCGCGCGCGCTATCGGCGTCCTCGCGCTGGTGGTTCATTAGATCCCAGGTGATTAGCTTGGTGTGCTCATATACCCAATCGTCTGGCAGGCGACCATCCAGGCCCTGGTGAACGTTGAGCATGAGGTCTTTCGCCCACCGACCCGCGACCCATGCTCGGCCACCCTCCTTCATGCGGGTGTACGACGAACCATCCGGTCGTTTGGCGTGCTCGAATGCCTTGGCGAGTTCAGCGACGACGTTGTGAAAGTGACCACCCATTGGCAGCTCCTTTTTTGGCTGACCAGTGCCAGCAAAACTAAGGTAACTCAGGCCAGGTTGCTTGTCAAGTGTTTGTACTACCCTGTGATTTCGTGTAGTTAGGAGGTATCTAGGATAACGCGTCACGTCATGACGCCTAGTTTACCAAAGTAGGTTAATGTAGGGTCATGTATGGCGATGTCGTGAAAGGTAGTCAGATTGGCTGATCTGGGGGGTCTGACGTGGGCGGCGCTGGGTTAGCGTGCGTCTACTGGCGCGCCGACCGCACGCGAATCGCGCGCTAGCTGCGCTCGCGGGCGACGCTGTTGTGACGATGGAGGACGCGCCGGCGCCGTTGTCGCGC